TTACATCTATTAGAATATCACAAAATGAGAAAAGAACAAATTTTTTCTCAGTGAGAATGTGAGAAAAGTTTTTTATTGCGTTCTGTCTGTTGTATGTTATTGTAGTATTGTTAGATCGCTAAACCCAAGCATGACAAATTTACAGAACTGGAAAAGAACAGGCAAAGGAGGAAAGTACTTTTCCTTTGGCTCGTTAACTGAAGTCATCCAGTATTTAGACAATTCTCTATTAAAGGGAACTAGAGACAATAAAGAGGAATACTTCTATTTGTCTAATGAAATTGATCCAGATTTAAGGGACCAATTACAAACCGTTATTAGAGAATGTCACAATGATGAATTTCCTAACGATTGGAGATATTCAATTATCAAGGAAATTTGTTTCACTTGTTTGGATTATGAAATGAGTGAAGGCTTAGACCATCTAGAACAATATCTAGACAATTATTCTCATGAGATAATTGACGGATGTGTGGACATTTCTACTTCTAGTTTGTTCCAATGGCTCTCAGATATTCCGAGTCGTTCAGACTTTAATGATGACTCATACATGGCAGACAGTAGCAACTTAAGCCAGCTCGCAACTGCGAGACAGTATGAGGAAATTGATTCTATTTTTCATACTCTTTTGAATATGCTTAATGAAAGATTCACTTAATTTGCGATTCATAGGCCGTATTTTATGCGGTCTTTTTTATGCAATCATTCAGGCATTCACTGGTTAAGCATTCATTCACTCATTAGTTTGTTTTTTGTCTTCTTTCCTGTATCTGCTTGTAAACTGTGAATCCCTGGCTCGTTTTCTCCTATTTGTTCCGATTTGCCGAGAGATTTTGTAAAACTTACTAGAATACTACAGGATAATTTTAAAAAATAGATGTATCATTTTTTACATTTCGATGTAATTAATGTACTACAATAATTTAATAATTTCTTAAGGTTTCGTATGTGGTTTTTTGATTGTATTGTAGTACAATAGAAGTAAGAAAAGTTTAACCCAATCTGTAGGTACTTTTCGTTTTTCAAATGATCTCATCAAAAAACAAAAAAGCTGAAATTCTTGAAGCTTATTTTGAATTATTAGATGAATTAAATGAATTGAAAAAAGTTGATTCTGTTTCTCTATTAACACCGAGACAATATCAACGAGATTTCGAAAATCGGATGAAAATCCACAATTACGAAATTTCAGAATTATTCGCTCACATTCGGATTGTTTCTGATTTCGTTAGAAAAAATACTCGGCAAGTTTCTCTCCCAAATTTTGTCAAGTAGTTTTTGAATTTTACCCTCGGCAACTCGTCGAGGGTTTTTTATTGCTTGGGGGGAGTGGTAGCAAAATTTTTTATTTCACTACTGTTCCCTGGGAACCTACTGATACATGTAAAAATAAGCTCTTCTGTAGTACTTACTTATACTACACTAATAGCTTGTCATTGTCAATAATCATCGCAACTAATTTCTTTTTCGAGTAGTGAGTCCTAGTTCCCGCAAGCACTTGCAGCTTCTTAGAAGTTAATTGTAGTAACAAAGTGTAGTATCCCTGCCCTGGCTTAGGAGAACGATAAACAAAGAAACTCCCCACCCAATCCAACAACCTCTTCACTCGACTGGCTTCGCTTCAACACGAATCGCAAGCTCTGGAGCGTTAATATTCACAGTCTCTACACTTTCCCCAACAACCTTCCCAAGAGAATCCAAAATCTGAGCCGCAGTCTGAAGCTGTCCCTTTCTCACAGCCTTTTCAAACAACTTAACCCTCATACTCTGCAACCTTGCAATCATATTCTCCCTATCCTTTTGCCAATCCTCATCATTCCACGCATTAACCTGCCTCCAATCAAACCAAGCAGTCTGTTCACAAACTCCCTCCTTCGCAGCATGATCCAAAACCAACTGCCTCACCGTCAATCCCTCCAACTGCCTCTTATAAAGCCTGTGCTGCCTAGCCTTCACAACCAACGCAGCCGACCTCCCAGGATTTTTCTTCTTCTTAACAATCCCTGAATCATCTGGAACGAGAGCACCACCGATGCCCCCTAAAATAGCTTCAGCCACGGGCAGAAACGCATACAACTAAAACGATACTAACCTCCAAAATGATAAATAGTCGATAAACACAGGGGGAAGGGTACAAAAGATGACTAATATGTAGTACATGGCAGTAAAAACACAACCACTATCTTTACGTTGGGCACAAGGCGAGGTCTTCAATAACGAAAAGCGATTCAGAGTCCTAGTCGCTGGCCGCCGCTTCGGGAAATCGTACCTCTCCTGCATCGAACTCCTAAAAGCAGCAATATCCAGACCAGGAGAAACATACTTTTACTGTGCCCCGACCTACCGCATGGCAAAAGACATCGCCTGGAAAGAAATAAAAAAGCTAGTCCCAAAAGAATGGGTCAAATCCAAGAACGAAACTGACCTAAAAATAGAACTCATTAACGATTCCACAATCGAACTAAAAGGAACTGAAAACGCAATGGCTCTCCGTGGCCGAAGCCTCGCAGGTGTAGTTCTAGACGAGGCCGCCTTCATGGATTCCGAGGTCTGGTTCCAAGTAATCCGACCCGCCCTAGCCGACAAACAAGGTTGGGCACTATTCATTTCCACACCTGATGGAACGGCAAGCTGGTTTTACGACCTATGGTGCTACGTCCCAGATGACGCAACAGGCGAGTGGAATCGCTGGAGTTTTACTACAATAGAAGGGGGAAACGTACCAGCAGAAGAAGTACAAGCTGCCCGTGCTCAACTAGACACCCGCACATTTAGGCAAGAATTTGAGGCCAGCTTCGAGAATCTCACGGGTCTTGTCGCAGTCTCATTCTCCGATGAAAACATATCTACAAAAGCCAAAGACATATCCATAATGCCCATCCTTCTAGGAGTCGATTTCAACGTAGACCCCATGTCAGGCATCTGTGCCGTAAAAGACGAAGACAACCTCTACGTTTTCGACGAAATAATAATGACTGGAGGAGCAACAACCTGGGACTTCGCAGAAGAAGTAATCCGCAGATACGGCGTGGACCGTAGAATAGTTGCTTGCCCCGACCCAACAGGAGGAGCCAGAAAAACAGCAGGAGTTGGAGCAACAGACCACAGCATCCTCCGAAGAAGCGGCTTCAACGTCTCCTCCCCAAAAGCCCCGTGGAAAATCCGAGACAAAGTAACCGCAGTCAACACCGCTTTATACGACGCATCAGGTATCAGAAGAACTTATATCCACCCAAGATGTAAGGAATTAATAAAGTCATTAAGGACGCTGACTTATGCACCAAACACAGGTTTACCGAATAAAAATCTTGGTGTTGATCATGCTTTTGATGCTTTCGGGTATTTATGTTTACAACAGTTCAACTTGGCAAAACCTGAAACTTTAGGTCAAACTGGGTACAGGATTTATTAAGTCTTATGCCAAAAAAGAAAAAAGGTTTATATGCCAATATTGCTGCAAAAAAGAAACGTATTGCGGCTGGTAGTGGAGAAAAAATGAGAAAAGCTGGAGATAAAGGTGCTCCAAGTGCATCAGA